AGCAGGGCAAGACCCACAACCGGCGCAATAGTAAGGGCCAGTTCGTGAAGGGCTACGGAGCAGCGCTCAGGTATGGCGTCCGGACCCTCATTGACACCGGGCGGATGGTTGGCGCGGTGACATGGGCGACGTTCGGGAGTGGCAAGTGAGCTACACTGACTCAATCACCAACCTAGCAAACGCAACCTTGACCGTTACTAGACGGCAAGAGACAGCGCCGATCAATGGGCGGGCGCAAGCTCCGACTACCACGACGCTGTCTATCCGTGCCAGCGCGCAACCAACGTCAGGTCGCGACCTACAACGGCTTGGCGACGGTCGTATCAGCGCGGACCTCTGGACCGTCTACACCACGACGCGGCTTTACATAGGGTCAACCGAAGCGGGAACCGAGGGCGGGTACCTGCCCGACCTGATCACGATCGGGGATAAGCAACACGAGGTCGAACACCTAGAACACTGGTCAGCCTTCGGAGCACAGCACTACAAGGCCATCTGCCGGGCGGTGGTGTCGTAATGGACTGGACAGCGATTGAGGACGCTTTGCATGCGTGGGTGGTATCAGCCACCGGGTATGCCGCTGCCCGCGTCCTGTGGCGCGACCAGGATGCAAATGCGAAGGTTGCAGATCACATCACGCTCCACCTATCCGGGCCGATTGTACTTGGGACTGATGAGCTACGCAGCTCGACCGACTTGCTACAGCCAGCGGGGCAAGAGATCAAGCAGTCTGTCCAGGGAGATCGGGAGTGGTCTTTACAGGTCGAGTGTTTTACGGGCGCGGTCACTACGTCGAGCGATGCCAAAAGCATCCTGTCGAACATGCAAACCGTGGGGCAATTGCCGTCGAAACTCGCGCTGCTCGACGCGCAAGGGATCACTTTGTTTGATCTTGGGTCTGTGCAGTACACGCCGGACATTCAAGAGGTGGGCTACCAGGGGCGGGCGCTTGTACTGATGCGCCTCTATAGTCGCGACGAAGCCAGCGAGCGGACCGGCTACATCGCGGAGATCGAAATCACTGACACCGTCGCGGCGGATACGTTTATCGCGCCGTAAGGAGAATCATGCCTCTTTCCGATATTGCCAACGTCGCAATCAGCCTTCAGACCGGCGGCCTCACTCAGCAGGGCTTCGGCACCGGGTTGATCTTGGGCTACTCCATGACCGGCTGGGTCGAGCGCAGCCGCACCTATACGTCAATCACTGGCGTCGCTGCTGACTTTGGCGCGACGACTCCAGAGTATCGGGCTGCGAATGCGTACTTCTCGCAGACTCCGCGCCCTGAGCAACTCGTCATCGGTCGCGGCACTCTCAAGCCGACGATGATCTTCAAGCTGACCGTGGCTTCTGTCCTGAACAGCCAGAAGTACAGCGTGGTGCTCGCTGGTACGCAGTTCGATGTGACCAGCGACGCAAGTGCCACGAATGACGAGATCATCATTCTGCTACAGGCTGCACTTGCTGCGGCTGCGACCACGGCGGGATTCACAGCCGCAATCGGTGGCGGCGCTCCCAATACGTTCCTGACCCTCACTGGAAACGCGGTCGGGAATTGGACGAGCTTCTATCCGACAGACCCTGCACTGTTGACCCTGCAACAGACCACGGCCAACCCTGGAATCGCAACCGACCTGGACGCGATCGTGGTCGAGAATAACGATTGGTACGCACTGATGACGCTCTACAATTCGAGCGCGTGCGCACTGGCTGCTGCTGCCTGGACCGAGAGCAAGGACAAGATTTACGGCGTCCAGGTCATCGACTCCGAGTGCGCCACGGTCGCGGCTGGAATTGCCACCGACATCAGCAAGGCGCTGCAAACGGCGGCATACTTCCGCACCTGGGATACCTACCACCCAGACAACGGGCAGTTTGTCGATGCTGCCACCTTCGGGCGATTGCTGCCGTACACTCCAGGCTCTGAGACGTGGCGCGGCAAGACCCTTGCTGGCATCTCGGTAATGGGAACCGTCCCGCCGTTTAAGATGACTGAGACGTGGCGGCAGAACCTCATCGCCAAGAACGCCGGATATTATTACACCATTGCTGGGCGTAATATCACGGCAGAGGGCAAGGTTGCGGCGGGTGAATGGATCGACACTATCCGAGGACGCGACCGGCTCAAGGCGCGCATTCAAGAGGCGGTTGCACTCGTCGTGATGAACTCCGACAAGGTGCCGTACACCGACGCCGGTATCGGGAAGCTTGACAATGCGATTCGCGGATGTCTGCGGCTGTCGGTAGGTGATGGGTTCCTGACCGACGCCTATACCGTTGTAGTTCCCACGGCGGCATCGCAAGCCCTGGTCGATAAGTCAGCTCGCATCCTGCGCGGCTACTCGTTCACCGCACCGATTGCGGGCGCGATTCACGTCGCGTACATCACTGGCACCCTGACCAACTAGGAGCGACCATGGCCACTTCTACCTGGGATTTCAAAAAACTAATCTTCTCGTTTGCTGGGCAGACGATCACCGGCTTTAGCGGAGACATCTCGATCGATCACAGCAGCGGCGAGGATAGCGTCACAAAGGTTGTCGGAACCGACGGGGCGGAAACTGTGTTTGTCTTTCGGAACGACGACTCCGGGAGTGTGACCTCTGAGCTTATGGCGTCGGCTGCAAGTAACGATTTTCTGTCGGCAGCCGTTGCGGCAAAGCTCGTGGGGCCGCTGTTGATTCGAGACATGAACGGACGCACCGTGTTGGAGGCTCCTTCGGCGACAGTCGCCAAGCGGCCAACGGTCACGTATGGCGCAGAGATGTCAGGTCGCGAGTGGAAGTGGGTGTACTCAGACGGTAAGTTTGTCTGTGGCGGATTGGCACAGGTGTCCTAATGCCGCGTGAACCTCAGATCCGAGTGATTGACGGGTATACCGTTCAGGTCCAAGCCCTTCCCGTATTCGCTGGGCAGCGCCTCTTTGTACGCCTGCTCAAGACCGTTGGGGGCTCGATTGGCCCGGCACTCGCCGCGCTTGCGTCGTCGGGTTCCAAGGGGCTCGGTGATATCGACCTGTCGCAGCACTTGCCGACGATGTTCTCGGCTCTGTCTCCTGAAGAAATGGAGGGCATCACACGCGAGCTGCTGACCGGAGCGGTCCTTGACCCGTACGGCAGCCCACAGAACCTGCTTGCAGTCTGTGACCTCGTGTTTCAGGGGTCCGTATTGACCCTGCTCAAGTGCGCGATGTTTGCGGTCGAGGTCAACTTCGGTGATTTTCGAGGGATCGTGGTCGGGATGCTCGACGACGCACGACGGAAGGCGCAGAGCAAGGCGAGCCCCTCACCGGGATCGAATGGTTTGCAGACGAGTGGCCAATCTGGCGGATCGTCCACGCCAAGCTAGCGACCCTCCGCGAGATCGGGGAATACTGGTCACTGGGGGACGTGCGTAAAGCGAACGACCTACTTGACGCCTACGAGGGTGCCGAGCGTAGGATGCGCAAAAAACAGGAAAGGAGTCGGCGTTGATAGTCCGTGAGCTGTTTGCAAAACTTGGGCTCAGTGTCGACGCTGCCTCTTTTGCTGTCGCGGACCACATGCTGGGCGCGGTCAAGTCCGGCCTCGGTCTGCTGGTCAGTGGCGCGGTCCGCGCTGGCGAAGGTCTGGCGGAGATCATCACCAAGACGGTCGAGACGGCAGGTGCGCTCAATGACACGTCGGTCGCGTTGGGCGTTACCACCGACGCGATCCAAGAACTGGGCTATGCCGCCAAGCTCAACGGCTCATCTGTCGAAGGGATGAGCGACGGACTCCGCAAGCTCTCAATCAACATGGCGGCGGCAGCGGGCGGGAGCGAGGAGGCGGCGCAGACCTTCCGCCGGCTGGGAGTGCAGATCTCAGCAAACGGCAAGCTCCGCGATGCCGATGCTGTGTTCGGCGACCTAGCTGAGAAGTTCAAGGCGATGCCCGACGGAGCGCGGAAGGTCGCGGCGGCTGTCTCTTTGTTTGGTAAGTCCGGCGCGTCTCTTATCCCGACGCTAACGATCGGTCGTGAGGAACTGGAAAAGACCCGCAAAGAAGCTCGCGACCTGGGAATCATCCTTGACAAGAACGTGATTCCATCTGCTGACGACCTCGGTGATAGCTGGGACAAGATCAAGCTAGCAGCCGATGGTCTGCGATACGCCATCGCCGGGCCGCTGCTTGCGAGCCTCAATGAGTCGGCAAAGTCCACGCTTGCATGGATCAAGGCGAACCGGGGCCTGATAGCCCAGCGCATGCGCTCGGTGCTCATGGGACTGTCGGAGGCAATCAAGGCCATCGCGAGCGGGCTCGCTCTGTTGTGGCGCGGGCTCAACTTTGTGATTGCTCGGTGGAAGCTTTTTGCCGCGCTCATCCTTGGCTCACTTGCTGCGATCGTGCTCGGAAACGCAGCGGCGGTCATCTCGTTTGTAAGCCTGGGAGCTTCGGCCATAGGCGCGGCCATTGCTGCGGCTGCGGCATGGGCTGCGGCTGCGGCTCCTTTTGTGGCGCTGGCGGCGGTCATCACCTTTGTGCTGCTTGCGCTAGAAGACCTGTGGGTGTTCCTACATGGCGGGAAGTCGCTGATCGGAGATGTCGGCGGGGCTCTCGCGAAGCTCATCAAGGACTTCGTTGAACAGGGGCCAAAGGACGGTGAGCATTGGATGCTCAAGATCCTGCGCTCGGTGCTGATCTATCTGCGTGCCGTCGGCAACTATTGGGCGTTTGTGTTCGGAAAGATCTTCGACGGTGTTTCATGGATGGCCGGGAAGATCGACGGGCTGATCACGCGCCTCGAAAAGCTGGCGGCGATCGCAAACTCCAAATGGGACATCACCGGGGCACTTCGGCGAGGTGGGCAGAGTGTGATAGGTGCGCTTGATTCAGCAGGCTCAGCAGTTGGGAACGCGGCAGAGAGTGCCACTCAGCTTTTTGCACCAAGAACCCCGATGATGAGCAGTTCGCCTCCCATTGTGCAAAGCAAGAGCATCACGGCGACCTATGCGCCTGTCATCAATCAGCAGCCGGGACAGAGCGCAACCGATGTTGCAAACGAATCCCAGCGCTTGTGGTCTGAGTGGATGTCCTCCGAGGTTGAGGGCGCATCCGCAGCGGTGGGAGCCAAGTAATGGCCACCGAAAAGTACACAGGCCCGACGATGATAGGCGACCTTGCGCTCGACTGCACTGTCACCGAGACGCACACTGCGACTTCTACCGTGACAGAGCATCCGGTCGAGAGCGGCGCGAACATCACGGACCACATCCGGCCGGACCCGGTGCAGCTCTCAATCACGGGCATCGTGAGCGACACGCCTATCGGAGCGAGGGAAGTTCAGAAGGCGCTGAATGTCGGGGGTGTGTCAGTACAGATCAGACAGCAAGACACTCCGACCAGCCCGGTAGGGTTTGGCCGCGCTGCATGGTCAAAGCTTGAAGAGATCAGGAATGCAGCCAAGCCGGTGACGGTCCTGACGCGGGATAAAAAATACGAGAGCATGGCGATGGTTTCGCTCTCTATCCCAAAGGAGGCAAAGAACGGCGGCGCTCTGTACTTCACGGCGCAGTTTGAGCAGGTGCGGATCGTCTTCAACCGATCGACGAGGGTTGTCGTCGCGAAGGCCCCGAAGTCGCACAAGAAACAGGACACTGGAAAGCAGCCCACGGCGGAGCTTGAAACGCCGAAGAACTACTCCAGCGAAGTGCGCGACATTGCCGGGGATGCAGGGGTTGATAAAGCGCTCGGGCAGATTCGGGATATTCGATCCTCTCTAGGGCTAGGGCGTTAACATGGTCGAAATCCCTCTCCGTTCAGACCTCCCGCACTTCACAGTTGTCGTCGAACTTGACGGTGCCATCTACCGTCTGGAGTTCCTTGGAATACCCGCGAGGCAGCGTACTACATGCACATGTACGACGCCGATGAGTCGATTATCCAGGGCTCTCTCAAGTGCGTCGTCGGCTGGCCTATTGGCGTGCTGCAATGTACAGACCCACGCCGACCGGCTGGCATGCTGGTTTTGGTGGACTCGGCAAACTCCGAGCGTGACCCGGTGTGGATCGATGGCAAAGACCTCTACAACCTGGACACGGTTACGAGAGTTCCAGGGTACGGAGAGCTAGGCGACCGGGTGCGGCTGCGTTATTGGACGCTCGCAGACATGCAAGTGGTGGCGGACGGTGGCTGACCAGCGACTACAGGATCGGCGCGTCCGGTTGCTCATTGCGAACCGAGTCGCAGAGGACTACAAAAGCCTCACCGCTGAAGTGACAGAGATCAAAGACCTTCGGGTACAGTTCTCTGTCAAAAAGAGCTCGGCGAAGGAACCCAATACGGCAGAGGTCACGATCACGAACCTATCACCGACCCGCCGGGCAGCACTGCAAACCAAAGGCGTCAAGTTCGTGCTCGAGTGCGGTTACGCAGACACTGGAGTAAAGCAAATCTTTCAGGGAGATGTTCGGCATATCTCCCACGTTCGAGAGGGCGCGGATTGGCGCACGGTGCTAAAGTCTGGGGACGGTGAACGGGCCTACAGTTTTGCTCGTGTGTCGGAGAGCTTTGCTCCAAAGGCCAGCAAGTCGGATGTAATCAAGCGTCTGGTCAACAAGCTCGGGCTCGGGCTGGGCAACTCGACGCGAGCGGCGGCTGCTATCCCAGGGAGCTTTGAGCAAGGGTTAGTGGTCACCGGGCCCGTAAGCCGAGAACTCGACAAGGTGCTAGCAGGTAGCGGCTACACATGGTCGATTCAGGACGAGCAAATCATTATCCTCTCCGAGTCCGAAGTCAGCGGACAGGACGTGCCCTTGATAACGCCGGACTCCGGTTTGATCGGCTCGCCTGAGTTCGGGGCCCCGCTGGTCCAGGGTGGTCAGCCACAGCTCCATTTCAGGAGTTTGCTGAACGCAAACATCAAGCCGGGTGCCAAGGCGCAGGTGCAGTGCGAGCGCTTCCCGCTCGGTGTCTCGGTCAAGTGCTCCAAGGTCGAGCACAACGGGGACACCGCTGGTCAGGACTGGTATACCACCGTGGAAGGGGTGACGATATGAGTTCGCGTAACAGCTCGCTGCAAGACCTGCTCGCACGGTTTCGGGAATCGCTGACGGCGGACTTGCACACATCGCTGCCTGGCAAAATCGTTCGCTACGATTCGAGCACGCAAAAGGCCGATGTGCAGCCGCTCATCAAGGAGCGCTACATAGACGAATCGGGAGCGACCCAGGTTCGTGACCTTCCGGTGATTCCTTCCGTCCCCGTGAAGTTCCCAGGCGCGGGAGGTTACCGAATCACCTTCCCGGTGGCGGTAGATGATGTGGGGCTCGTGGTATTTTGCGAGGCCAGCTTAGACAAGTGGCTTGTCTCAGGTGGAACGGTCGACCCATCCGACGAGCGCCGCCACGACCTGACTGACGCTGTGTTTCTGCCGGGGCTTCGCGACTTCGGGCACCCACTTGGAAGCGCTCCCACTGACCGCGCTACGTTCGGCAAGGATGACGGCCTTCAGATCCACGTTGATGGAAGCAAGATCCGCATCGGCACGACGACAGCGATGCAGCTCGAAAAGCATCCGAACGGCGAGACGCTAAAGACGATTCTCGACACGCTCATTGCATGGGCTAACACGCACACGCATCCCACGCCAGCGGGCGCGTCGTCAGCTCCTACCGTTCTGCCGTTCCCACTAAATCCAGACCCAACCTCGGGTCTGCTTAGCCAGTCGGTCGAGGTGAAAACGTGACCACCTACCAAAAGATCACCGACTTCGGACTTGACGAGGACGGCGACGAGTATGCGGATTCAACCGGGCTCGCGATGACCGGCGACCTACCGGGTATTCGTCAGCAGGTCATGCTCCGGTTGGGATTCTTTC